GATAACCCGCCAGTCCCGACAGCATGCAGCCACCCTCGGAAAAGCCCGGGAGTGTCCACATTGTGAACGCACATGGTGTCCTTTGCTATGCCCCACTTTGGGTGGCGCACCATGAGATAGGAATCATGGTGTGGCCCAACCCAAACCGGCCGAGTTTGGCAGAAATCGATCTGCTCAAAAACATGGCAAGCGGGCTCCACCTCCATGGAAAAACCCATGCGGAGGAACCACGCATCAAACCCACTCACAAACAGCGGTACATCAGCCTGCTCCATGAAAATGGAGCAGTCATCCCCGTTGTTAGCGAGCTGTATACGGACACCAACACTACGCGCATAAGCATAGATCATGCAACACATCAGAAGGCAATTGCCCAGCGAGGTGTTCATATCGCCGCTCATGCGCCCTCCATCAACGGTGTACTTCAAACGCCCATCTGCAGCATACCCAACACAGCTATTAGTCAGCTGCATAGAGAGCAGCCACCTAAGCCGATCACGGTGTCGCGACCGTGGGAAACACGCGGCATAAACCTCGTGTTCCCACTTCAGCGCATCGACCGAAACATGCTGGTCCATACGCTTGGCGTCCACCGGTATAACGGCAGGATGTTTGAACATACACCACTTCTGATGGAGGATGCGCCCACTTGTTGCCGAATTCATCCCTTTCATAACAGTTACGTGGCCATACAACTTGGCCAACGATTTAAAAATACGCTCCTCGAGGGGACGCAAAAACCGGCCCACCTCGACATTGTACCTCGGCGATCTGGGACTGATCACCCGCGGTACTGGATCCGCCTTACGAGTAAAATCGGTTTTCTCGTACTTGACGAAAACCTGAAGCTTGGCATCCGCGGTAGATATACTCCTCCTCAAGAGATCTGCTGCGGCAGCCTCGTAGACCTGCTTCTTCCGGCCCCGGAATGTGCTGACAAAGCCAGCACGAGTCAACGGGGCGGTCCGAGGCAGGAACAAACGCAGCTGCTCAAAAACCCCACGCATGGCGTTTTTGAAATGTCCCGGCTCAGGTCGCGGGGGTGGAACAAAGGTGTTATCCCGCTTAACATAAAACACCCTCTCCAACACTGCCCGCTCCAACGTGTCTAT